AGTGATAGATGCCCAATGCAGAGAAATGCTCAGAGTTAGAACCGATACTTAAAGTTCATAGGGCTAGGATGGATGAAATGGAGAAACTGGTACAAGATATTAATAGACAACTTATCCAAATCAAAGCCTGTGCTTACGGAGCAGTTGGGTATGCAATAGCAACACAGATGGGGATTATCGAAGCTATAACTTTATGAGTTATCTAAAGATCGTATATGAGCTTTTGGTTTTTGTAATGCTAGCCATTGTTGGAGCATCTGCTGGAACATGGGTTCTTCATCATGTATTTGAGGTTTATTATGTTTAAAAGCAAACTAAAGATTGAAGCAGTTGAAAGAGAAGATTTCTATATACTCACTTCTCATCTTGCTTATATAACTAATCTTGGAGATAAGATCATTGTCCCCAGAGGATTCAAGACGAACTTTGCTTCAGTTCCACGGCTTGCCAAGTTCTACATAGATGATGATGATTGGCAGATTCGTGCGCCATCAGTTGTCCATGACTACTTATACAGTGCTGAGTCTGTAAAGCTTGGGTTTACTAGAGGTCAAGCAGATGGAGTCTTGTTCGAAGCAATGGTTGGGTTAGGGATGAGGAAGACCAAAGCTTTACTTATTTACTATACATTACGTTTATTCGGAGGATCTAACTATGAGAAACGCTAGTATCTATTTGCCTAGATGGTTTGTTTATATACTGATTATTATGATAACTGTACCTGTACTGAATGGCTGCTCGGCAGGTGCAGTCATCTCAAAGAGTGCAAGTTTTGCCGTGTCTAAGTATTGCGAAGTACCACAAGCAGGACGCAAGGCTGTTAGAAAGGTTGTCAGTCGGGCTGTGCATCCAAATACCATTGCAATAACTTGCTCAACGGATAACTAGATAAGGAGACTATAATGCTTACATACCAAATGCCAGATCAAAAGCCCAAGGCTAAGAAAGAAAAGAAGGTTGTTAAGAAGGTACAGAAACCAGTTAACAAAGAGACAACAAAGTAAGTAAGGAGCTGTAATGACTTTTAGAGAATTAATAAACGAAGTCCTGATTCGATTGAGAGAGGACACTATTGCTACGGATTGGTCAGGTAACATTAATGACTCATCTACAATAACTGCATATCAGAAAGTTATTGGTTCTCTGGTTAATGACGCTAAGAGATCCATTGAAACTTACCATGATTGGTTGATTCTTAGAGAGACAAAGGATATAACTACAGTCAATGGTACTAAGAACTATAACTTATCTTCAGGACAAGAGATCAAGGTTGTTGATGTTGTTAACCAAACAACCAGCACTAAGTTACTACAGGTCAATAGAGCTTATATGAACTCTGTTGCCTATCCTACTGAAGCTACTGGAGAGCCTAGGTATTATGCTTTTAATGGAGCAGACTCTAGTAATAACCTGAAGTTTGACCTTACACCTATACCTACGGAAGCTCAGGTCATCTCTTTTGATCTAATCAAATACCAAGATGAACTTAAGCTTGCAGCAACCTCAATCAAGATACCTGACAAGCCATTGATCTTGGGAGCATGGGCGAGAGCTATCTCTGAACGAGGTGAAGATGGAGGTACACAGATGACTATTACAGCTAAGGAATCTTTAGAAAGCTTGAATCAAGCTATCCTTGTAGACAGTGGCAATACTCAGTTTGAGAGTGACTGGTATGTCAAGTAACCTAGAGTTCAGACCATTAGATAACATTGGGATGAATGGTCTCAATACTCAATCTAACCCAACAACATTAGATCCAAGTTGGCTAACAGAAGCAAACAATATCGTACTGAGAGAGTCAGGTCGTATCTCTTTCCGTAAGGGTCTTAAACAGAACATGATTACTACCACCAGTAATGTTCCTATTGGTGCTATTAAAGAACATAGAAAGTCTGGTGTTATCTTAGCTGCTGTTGGAGCTAAGATGTATACAGTTGACTTTACTGCTCCTACTGCTCCTTGGACAGCTGCTTATACTACTAATGTATCTACCTCCGATTGGGAGATGATAGACTTTAATAATGAGATTTACTGTGTTCAAGAGAGTGCGATACCTGTTGAATATGATGCTGGTACTTGGACAATACTGACCAGTACAAGTGGGTATACTGCCCCTGCTGGAGTAACTACCTTTAATCCTAGGTGTGGAACTGGTTATTATGGACGCTTATGGGTAGGTGGTATAACAGAAGAGAAGGATGTTGTTTATTACTCTGATACATTAAATGCACACAAGTGGTCAACTGGAGCTGCTGGATCATTAGATCTAAAAACAGTATGGGGTTCAGATGAGATTGTTGCCATTGAACCTTTCTATGGACAGTTAGTTATCTTTGGTAAACATAACATTGCCATATACCAGAATCCAACTGATCCTAATACCATGTCATTGACTGAGGTTATCAGAGGAGTTGGTTGTGCTGCTAGAGATTCTGTACAAGCTGTTGGTGACGATCTGTTGTTTCTATCCGATACAGGTCTACGGTCACTTTCTAGAACTACTGAGTTAGATAAAGTCCCTCTTACTGAGTTCTCTATTAATGTTAAAGATACGTTGATTAGACATCTTGCTCAAAGCAGTAACGTAAAGTCTTGTTATGTTGAAGATGAAGGTGTGTACGTCATGTCCTTTGTTGATAAGAACATAACCTATGTCTTTGATATTAAACATAAAACTCCCAATGGTGTTCCTAGAATAACTATGTGGAACTTTGATGGTAATAGAGAGCCAGCTAGCTTAACTTTCACTGATACCAAAGGTTTCTTAGTGGGTCAAAAGACAGGATCAGTAGCTACCTATGAGGGTTACTATGATGAAGATTATGTATCTGGTGGTACTCCTACAAGTCATTCTTATACTGGGAGCTTTCGTACAATCTGGATTAACTTAGGTAACTCTGCTGTAGCTTCTATATTAAAGAAGATGAAAGCTATTATTGATGGAGGATCTGGTACGGTTGTAGGAATACAATGGTTTAAAGACTTTAGCCCTAGTCCTAGCCCTACTTCATCATTTACATTGAATCCTACAACAACAGGGGCGACCTCTTTGTTTGGAGCTAGTACATCTTTATATGGTGCGACTACAGCAACACATACACATACTGCAGGAACACATCCTAGTAGTTCTAAATACACACCTCTTTATGGGCTTAGAGAATATTCACTAAACCTGACTGGATCAGCTAAGTTCTTACAACTCAAGCTTAGTGCAGAGACGAAAGGTTTTGTTGCTTCGTTACAGACATTATTATTATTATATAAACAAGGGAAAATACGATGAGTAACTATACTATTGCCGTTGCATGGAATGGAAAGGATGCTTTATCTGACTCAGATACAGCCAAGGTTATATCGGGTGATGACTTTCATACAGAGTTCTCTGCTGTACAAACTGCAGTAAACTCTAAGGCTGACTTGAATGGTTCAGCAACAGAGTCATTCAGTGCTACTACTGCTGGCAGTGGGACTAATACAACACAGGTTGCTACAACTGCTTTTGTTCAGTCTGAGTTCACCAAGGCTAATATTAATGGTCATGCCTATCCTGTAGGATCTATTTATACAGCTGTTGTTGGTACAAACCCAGCGACATTATTAGGAGTGGGTACATGGTCTGCATTTGGATCAGGAAAGGTGCTTGTTGGCGTTGATACTGGAGACTCAGACTTTGATACTGTTGAAGAAACTGGTGGTTCTAAGACGCATACGTTAAGTATCGCAGAGATGCCAGCGCATACTCATGAATACAGAAACCCAATGGCTACAGGACTTCCGGGTCATCAATACTCAGATCATTCTGGTAATGCCCAAACAGGATCAACTGGTGGAGGTTCTGCACATAACAACGTACAACCTTACATCACAGTATATATGTGGAAGAGAACTGCATAATGAAAGACTTAGATGACCAGCTCCCGTGGTTTCGTGAGAAGTTAAATGTTTGGTTGCTACAAGATCAACAAGCCATAGAGTATTGTTTGTACATGATTAAGACGGCTCACTTATGGGATGACCTAATAGATAGGGACACGGACTACAGTGATGAAGATATTAATGATATGTTTACTTATCTTCTTGTGGAGCTACCTTCTAATACGTTTTATCAAAGGAATATGTCTACTCTTGTTCCGACCATAATGAATATTATTCTTAAATGGCATACCGCTAATGTCTTTGAGAAAGAGAAGAAGAAGGGAGACTTGGACAAAGCTTATGTCAATTGTTTGTTATGTGTGCGACCTTGTTAGGTGGAAAGAAATGGGGTCTTAAGGTGTCTCCTGAGATATGGAGATGTTATGTAGAAGAACTAGATGTATTTAAAAAAGAGATGAATATGAATAACATAGGAGAAAGCCATGCCTGATTTTGGTGATGAAACAGAAGATGCAGCAGCAGAAGCAGCAGCAGCAAGTGAAAAAGCTGCCGATATAGCTTGGTCACGAAGTCAACCTTGGGATGTTGAAGGACCATTTGGTAAGGCAACGTTCAAGTCAGTAACTAACCCTGAGACTGGTTTTCAAGAAGATCAGTTGATAGGGATGAAGTTATCCGAAGAACTACAGAAAGAGTATGACTACGGTCTTTCTGAACCCGAGCGACAACGTGGGTTTATAGGTGCTTATGAAAAAGATCCAGACTTAGCTGCTAAAGCTTATTACGATAGATACAAAGAGATTGTTGCTCCAGATCAAGAAGAGCAAAGACTTAATCTTGAGAAACGATTATTCGGTCAAGGGATGTTAGGGTCTACTGGAGGGGCTTCACTAACTGAATCTCTGACTGAAGCTCAATTATCTCAAGATCTTCAAGCTAGAATGGAATCTGATTCTCAAGTCCAAGCTATGATTGATACTTATAGAGCTAGAGGAGCGCAAGGATTAGCTAGTGCAACAGCTCTTGGAGGTTTACCTTCTGGTTACGCAAGTCTTGGCTCAGGACAAGGAAACGCAATGTCAGGAGCAGCAGGAAACATTGCTGGGATTATGACTCAAGCAGCTAATACAAGAGCTATGGGTAAGATAGCAGCATCTCAACAAAGGATGGATATGTTTAAGTCTGGCATGGGATTGGTCGCTGGAGGACTTATGGCAGGAGGACTTGGAGGAGGAGCTGCTGTTGGTGGTGGAGGTTCTGCCGTTGGTGGTTTAAGTTCCAGTGGTGCTGGGGGCATGGCTAGTATGGGTGTTGGATCAGCTCAATCTGGTATGCTTGGGGCTAACAGTATGGGATTTAATGCAGCTTACGGAGGTTTCTGATGAGTTTAGACGCATATTTAGCTAGGGCAGCTTTAGCAGATAAAGCCACAAGTTTTACGGATGCAATTAAAGAAGGACACACTTTCGTAAGTAAACTACAGGAACAAGAAAGAGAGAGACAAGCTAGAGGAATGTTGACAGGTAGCCCTGAAGATTACACTTTATCT